GGGGTCTTGCTAATTGCGATGCACGCAGCCTTTGGGATCAACAGCCCCGGCGGTAAATCTATTCCGTGCCAATACTCCAAAAGCATATGACCGTTGGTGCCCACAATGGTGTTAGCTTGAAGCAATGCAGCGCCTAGCATTGCACGTTGGGGCGTGTCACTTAACACAGGCGCGATCATTTCAAGCCCGGCTTTGATTCGGTCGTCAATGTCCGCGCAAGGTTCGTCCGGGCCAACGTCAATAAGTTGGTCAAACGGAACGCAGGGAATTAGGGCGCGGAACTTGTCAGACTTCACCGACAATCGACCGCTATCTAGCTGCGTGATTGACACGGTTTCCCCGCACTTGTTCAGCGCATCCAGCAGCCGCATTGTATGTGGGCAGGCCATCAAGTCATCTTCAACCAAATGACCCGCAGCGAACACGCCATTAAATGCGACGACGCAGCCGTTTCCGATGGCGCAATGCGTTTGGACTGGCGTTCCTTCCTTTTGCTGCGCTAAAGCAATGAACTTGAGCGCTTCGATTAACGATGCTGCCCCGTTCTTCGTCGCCTTCGGCTTGCGTGCCCGGCTTGCTGCTGTTGATCGTGCCATTGTCGTTGCCTTGTGCGTTGAATTTCAGTGCGTAGTCTAGCGCTTGTTGGCCGGGGCAACTGTCGAATTTAACCCGGCTATCGGGGCCGAAATGGAAACGACGCGCATAGCAATCGTTGCACCAACACACGTCATTAAAAGGGAATGTCCCGTTCATAGTCTTTGCATCCTGTGACAATGATATGCGCCGGCGGAACGGCTTTGAACATATCGCAGCGCGACCCGTCCCAATTTAAACAGTTCAGGCAACATTGCCAAGCTTGCTTGTCAATTAGCATGTTTTGAAAATCCATTTTCGCTTGCGCTCTTTGTTGCTCTAGAGTTTCTTTAAAATTCATAGTTCAAAATCTCCGGGTACTTCTTATTAAGGTGTACGCGAATCTTAGACGGCACGCGCGCACGTTGCACGCTGTTAAGCGCTTCATACGTTGATGTTGGCGGTTCCTCGCCCATTCGCTGCCGCCACCAATCGCGGGCACGCTTGCCGGCCATGCCGGGATGCTCCAAGCATACCCATTCGTTGAACATTTGAATTCCGCAAATGTAAGACACGCGGATTGAAGGCGGCGACAAAAGTTCGCCGCTGGTCGGCGACCGCTTTTCGTGCAAGTTGTAAAGCACGCGTGACACCGGCAAATATTCGATAATCGGATCATCGCCGCGCATCACTTCATGCGTGCTTGCCGTCTTTACAAGCTTCGACGTAAAGCTAAATTCATTGCCGCAGTTGCAGCAAAATTGCGCCCTAGCGTGATTGTACGCCGAACAGCATTCACAGATTCGCACGGGAGCGTCACCGCCGCCCTTGCCCGGCTTGCGCGGCAAAACCGGGTCATTGATCGGGCCAAGGCGCTTCGTATTACCTGCGAAGTCTAGAACAAGGCAATTGAGCTTGCCGGACCACGGCGCAGGCCGCGTGCCACGGCCTAGCATTTGAACCCATAGACCCGGCGACAACGTTGCGCGAAGCATTCCGATTAAATCAATGGGCGGATGATCGAAGCCGGTTGTAAACTTGCCCATGTTGACCAACGCACGAAGCTCGCCATTTTTGAACGCCTCTACGCGTTCGTCATTGTCCTTTAGCTTTGAATGGCTGGCGGCTGCGTTGATACCGAAGCTTTGCAGCATTCCGGCAACGTGTTCGGTATTCTTGATGGAGCTTGCGAAGATCAACCATGACCCGCGATTGTGGCCCAATTCGACCATTTCCTTACAAGCGGCATACGTAACTTCGTCGGTATCTGTAACCGCGTCAAGCGCTTTGCTATTGTATTCTGAGCCTCTTACACCAACGTTAGACAAGTCGATTTCAATGTCTGTTCGCTTGGCGATTAGCGGCGAAATGTAGCCTTCGGCAACAAGGCGGTTGAACGATTCGAAATCGGTAATGTCGTAACAAATATCTGTAAAAATACCACCGTCTGTAATCAAGCCTTGCTTCATTCGATACGGCGTGGCGGTGAATCCGATAACTTTTAAATACGGGTTGATCGCAAGCAATTCGGCGATGATCGCTTGGTAAACCGTGTCATCTTCCGGTGACAACAAATGGCATTCGTCAATCAACAACAGGTCAATGTGGCCGAACTGACGAATAACATTCTTAACGCTCATCACGCCGCCAAACGTGATCGGCAACATTAGGTCTTTTTGCTTTAAGCCTGCGCTGTAGATTCCAAGCGGCGCAGTCGGCCAAATCAAGCGAACCTTGGCGGCGTTCTGTGCAATCAGTTCCTTTACGTGCGTTAGCATCATGATTCGCTGCGTCGGCCAGTACCTATAAACGCGGCGAAGGAAGTTGGCGATAACAACAGACTTGCCCGTTCCTGTGGGCATGGCAACGACCGGGTTTCCCCGGCCGCCGTTGTCAAAGTAGTCAAAAATCGCTTGTTCCGCTTCTACTTGATACCAACGATCTTCAAACGACGTTGATGTGGTAGAATGCAACGCAGTTTCGAACATTAAACGATTGCCTTGTAGCTTGGGCAGGCTAGCGGAATTGTATCGCTAGGAATAGGTGCGTTTGCTTCCGGCGAATGAATGGCGCACCACCATTGACCACCTTCGACCGGCGTTGCGTGTTCGCAACTGCGGCAATTGCGTTCAATGCTTGCGCCTTCATGGCAAATGTCACGCATTGGGCAATAGCGACAGTCTTGGTAAGTCGGGCTTTCCGATAGCTTAGGCGGCGGTGTCTGCGAACCAATGATGATGCTTGCTTTTGCGATCATCTGTTCGCCTAGATTGTGGTTTAGCTTTACGATTTCAATATGTAAATCGTCGTCGTTCTTGTTGATCGACAAATACAGTACAAATCGAAAATCGTACTTGTAGCCATACGTTGAAGTTTGCGCGAAATGATCCTCTTTTTCTAACATCATTCCACTATCTTTCAACGCGTTAAACTTGTGGCCTGTTCCGCTTGTTTTAAACTCTAACAAAACCGGTTCGTCAATGCCCCAGCCGGGCGGAAAACGCGCGATGCCGTCAAGCGAGCCACCGAAGTGACCCATTACGTCGCTGATACGATACTGCGGCTGCGTTCCATCTGCGTTAGGCGGCGCGTCTGGATCGTGCGTCCAAACAGTGAAGCCAATACCGCGCAACCATTCAACAAAACGGTCTTCTTCACGATGCCCACGATTGAACAGGCGCTGTTGGCGGCCGGTTGTCTTTTCGTGCTTGCACCATCTAAAGACGTACCAAAGATAACGCTTGCATTTGCGGCCAATTAACGACGCACCAAGGTGCTTGCGGTGTCCGCCGTCGTAAGTTTCGACGCAATACCGATCAATTTCGTTGAGTATTCTTTCAGCTATCTTCTTGCTTACGCCCGGCGCGGATAAGTCTAGAATTGCGGTTGCCGTAGGGGCTGAATCGCTTTTCGTGTTTGCGTTCTCGCTTAGTTCGCTTAAGCTGCTTTGCATCTTTCTTTTCCCTGCGGCGGCGTAGAATTTCTAAATCGGGAATGAGGTTCTTGCACTGTTCAATTACATACCGCAATTGAGCTTGATTCAGTTGCGATATGTGGCAGTTCTCGGGCGGAATGCCTAAATGCCGTGCGAGCAAGTTATAAGCTTCGCTTCGCGTCATGGCTTGACTGCGCCATATAGGATCGAAAACGGCATGCGCTTGCGCGCGCAACTGACGCGTTTTCTTATCAGCCATGCGGCCTAGAGGAATTTCGGTGTTCGGATGACAACCAACAGCCGCGCCACAGTCCGAGCAAAGATAGCAATACGGCCAAGGACCATGCGGCGACCCGTACAGCTTTTCATTGCCTACGAAAGCGATATTCAACGAAGCGCAGCTATCGCATTGCGTTGGAATGGGCAGCGGGTTCCTAATCCGATTTGACATTGCGGTTGGTCCCCCGTGTGAATACGGCCGGGTTTGTGGCCCGGCCGTATTGTCTAACCAAACTGCAAACTACGTTTTAGCGACGCTGGCCCCACGACGGGCCGCCGTTGCCGCCACCGCCGTTGCCCTGCTGGTTCTGCTGCTGCCAACCGCCACCGCCGCTGTTACCGCCTTGCTGGCCTTGGTCGGCCTGCTGGTTGCCCTGCTGGCCCCAACCGCCGCCCTGGCCCCCGCCCTGCTGACCGGCGTTCGGGTCCGGGCCATTGCCGCCGCCCTGATTGCCGCCCCAGCCACCACCGTTGCCGCCCTGCTGCTGGTTGCCGCCGTTGCCGTTGTTCTGGCCGCCCCAAGCCTGCGCGCCGCCCTGCTGGCCGTTCTGCTGGCCCTGCTGCGCCTGTTGCTGGCCGCCGCCTTGACCCTGACCGCCGAAGCCCTGCGGGCGCTGCTGGTTCTGACCGCCACCGCCGCCTTTTTGCGGTTCGTTGCCGTTCATGTCAAAAACGCGCTTGATTTCGGTGTAGCCCTTTTCCTTGGCTTCATCACCCCTCTGCAAGCCAACTTCGATAACAAACTGCTTGTTATAGAGGTAATCAACACGGGTGCCATCCGGGCCAAGCTGGAACACGCCAACGACGTGACAGACGGCGGAAAGCTGACGATGCGCGATCTTTACTGCGTCTTCGTTGCTGTGGTACAGGTTCAGGCGATACGGGCCGGTAAAGCCGGCTTCCGGGCCGTCAATAATGCGAAGGTTCAAAACCAACATGCCGTTGGAACCGTCCTTCGTACCCTTGACTTCGTGACTTTCAATAATTACCGGATGCTTACCAAGCGGCCAGTTCGGTTGACCCTGCGACGGGTCGCAATCAAGCGGGTTAAACGCGTGCATTAACTGTGACATTACTTTCACCTTTGCAAAGTGTGATTAAGGTTCCCGCTTACTCGATACGGGGCGCGTGTTCCATTCTTTAATTCATCGTTGCTTTACGCGCAGCCTACCGCAACGACATATCACGCAAACCGCCCTGCGATGATGGGTCTGTTTAGTTAATTGGTGCCCCGTGTCGGAATCGAACCGACAAGCCTTGCGGCGGCGGATTTTAAGTCCGATGCGTTTACCTATTTCGCCAACGGGGCGTGATCGTTATTCTTCTAGCGTACTGTCTGAAACTTCGCTAAGTTCTGCGGAGATTTGAGACATTAACGCCCAATCAGCCGGGTCCGTTGGATCAATGCCCATTGCGTACCATTGCCAATCGTGAATAATCATGCCGCCATCGCCTTTTTAATCAACGCCCCAAGGTCGGGCGGCTCAAGTTCGTTGAACACGTCATGTCGGTGCGTTCGAATGCGCGCCATAATGTCAACCGTTCCTTGCGTGCGAATTGCAAGCGTCGGCGCGACAAAGCCCGGCACGAACGTTTTGGACACGTGCAACACAGCGTCGAAAAGATGCGGCATCTTAACGTTAAGGTCTTGGCCGGGGAAATACGGTCTACGCTTCATCGCGCCGCCTTCGTCAACGGTCGATTGCTTACAGACCAAATAAACATGCTTGTTCGGCATGAAAAACAGAAGTTCGGCTTTGTCCATGACTCTTTCAGACATAAGGCCGTAAGCCTTCAAGCCGTGCGACACTTCCTTTAGTGCTTTCTTCAATTCGATTTCCGCATACTGCGAAAAGCTATCAATGCAAACGGTGTCGAAGTTCTTTGCTTCATTCGACTTGCGCAGCCATTCAAAGAATTCGGCGCAGCGCTCAACCGTGTAGCCTTCCCAAGCGGGGATATTGTGGGCATCGCGCATTGACAACATGCCCGGTTCGCATACGAGCATGACAGGGTTTGGCGCGGTCTTGATTAGCGGCGTTTTGCCTTCGCCCGGCGGGCCGTAAGCTATGGCCTTGAAGCCCACATTCTGCGCGAGGCTGGAAGCGGGCTTTAAGTCTTTTGCTTGCATTAT